CTTTTTAGCCCGTTTAGCGTTCATGGTTAGCAGCTGCAGGAGAAGAAGGAATACCGGTCGTTTTCGGGCACGGTAAGCCCGGTCAAATACTCGAAGTCGTCCCAGAACTCGTCATACAGGTCTTGGCCTTCAAAACGAGAACCTTCGGACCAGTACTCGCCGCCATTGACGTACTGCGTAGCACGATCAATTAGCTCTTCGAAGGCGACATCAAGCCCTCGGGCGAATTGGTCCATGCGCCGTTTTTGAGGCGTTTCTTCCAGCGTGCGAATCAGCTGTTGGCGGGCATCAAAAGACGGATGCGCCCAGCTATGCCGCAGGGATTGGATAGTGCCGGGGTACAGAAACACCCAGAAGCGTTGGCCTTTTGCCACTCCGTGCGGCAAGAACGGATCGACGATGCCCACCGGGGCGATTTCACTTCGGCCCATGACGTCATGGTCCCGGGTGACGAAGCCGACATGGTCGCCGGGATCGAGGTTTTCATGGGCATAGACGGCGGCTGTTGCGATGTGAATTGCATCGCGTTCGTCGGGGAAATCGTCCGGAACAAGCCGGCCGAATTGCGGGTCGGCCATGCTGTGTTTGAATTGCCCTTGGGGGATTTGGACCTTGGACAGGTCTTGGTTGGGTTTCTTATTCATGGGTTGTCTTTGTGAAGTTGGCAAGCACTATGGACACCTCGGGAACTCCAGAACCTTTTGGAAAGGTAAGGGTTACTTGAGAGAGATTTCTGAGCCGCATATCGGTAGCGAGCTGAAGAAAAAACTCCTTGATCGGCTCGGAGAGCGGTATGCTTCCTATTTCGTTCATTGGAGATCCCCCCACAGGCTTTCTTATCGCCTGTGGGGTTGAGAGTTACGAGTTAGAACAGGATGTTGCTGTTCTTCGAAGCCCATTCGTTGAAGGACTTGGTATTGGTCAGTGCGCTGTCACGCATGACGGCGTCCTTCACCAGCAGAACTTGGAACTCGGGGGGCATGCGCAAGGCATACTTCACCACGCGCTCCATGTTGTCCGGAGTGGCCTTGGCCGCCAGACCGGTCGACAGGGCGTACAGCACGGCCGGCTCATCGGGCACCTTAGCCTTGTCGGGGTTCATCAGCAGGGCGTCGAGATTCGGCAGGTTGCGGTAGTACTTGAGGTAGCCCATGAACTCGGCTGCGCAGCCCTCGCCGACGATGCCTGAATAGAGCTCGTACTCGATATCGTTTGCCGGCTGTTCTTTGACGACCTTGCTCATGAATTCCCAGCTTCGCGGGGTTGCGAAAGCTTGGGCGTCTTTGAGGCGTTGGACGCGCTCACGTTCTTCTTTGCTGTCGTTGCGTTGCTCGAATTCATTGAGCAGCATCGGGCGGAAGCGGACAAAACCGAGTACCTCGATAGCGATATCGTTCGTCAACGCCCAGTCGCACCAGTCTTCGTTGTTCACTTCGTAGTTGATGTGAGTGAAACGGTTCTTGAGCGCCGTGGACATCTGGTTCACGATGGCGCGGTCGGTAGTGCGGTTGCCGGCGGCGACCATGCTCCAGCCATCAGGCAGTTCATAGTCACCGAGCTTGCGGTCGAGGACCAGTTGGTAAGCCGCAGCTTGAGTGGCTTGGGCCGCCGAGTTGATTTCGTCGAGGAACAGGATGCCTTTGCCCGAAGTGGGCAGAAACGAGGGTACGTTCCAGACGGTCTTGTTCTTCGTGACCGAGGGCACGCCGCGCAGATCGACGGGATCGAGCTGAGAGAGACGAAGGTCGATCATTTCGATACCAAGCTTGGTAGCGACTTGTTTGACGACTTGGGATTTGCCCACACCGGGTGAACCATGCAGCATGACCGGCTGTTTGGCTTTGATGAGGTACTCGAGGGACGTAACTACTTGGGAAGGACGCATTTCACAGGCTCCGTGCGTTGAAAGGAAGGAAGGAAGGAAGGAAGGGCTACTTATCGCCTTTGTACCGGCGGTGATCAGGCCCCGGGCTGACCACGAAACGAAGGCCTTGGCCGTTGTTCAGCTCTTGCCGTTTCGTTTTGGCGCTCGCTTTGTTGCTGAAATAGCTTCCGGGTACTACCCGGTGGCTGGAAGGACCAGAAGCGGCCGTATCGATGATCTGATACAGACGTATGGTGGGGGAAACTGTCATTTAGTGCATCTCCTTCTTGTTGTCGTTGGTCGATTCGGTTTCTTTCGCTGCGTCGATACCGCCGCGAGCAGCGATAGCTACAGTGACGAGCATTTTGGCGATGTCCACGTCACTGCCCAGTACGCCGGTATGGACCATGTTGTTCGTATCGACGGCGCAGAACAACAGGCAGCGCAGGTTTTCAGGCTCGATGGATTTGAGGCCGTCGAGGATCTCCTTGGAGTTGGCAAGGATTCGCTCCTTGTCGTCGATATCAACAAGGGTGATTTTGGTTTGATCTTTCATGATCGGACTTTCATTTGAGTGAGAAGAGAACCGGCTTCTTTAGCCGTGATTGCGAGCATTTCGGCGATCTCCATATCGCTGCCCAGCACACCAGTTCTTATCGCGCCGTCTTTATCGATGGCGCAGAACAAGAAGGAGCGAAGGTTTTCTGATTTAATGGCTTTGAAGTTGTCGAACATCTCCTTAGTATTGGCAGCGATTTGTTCCTTGTTGTGGGTTTCAACAAGGTTGATTTGGATCTGCTTCTTCATGATGGAGTCTTCATCCGAGCAAGAAGGGAGTTGGCCTCTGTAGATGCATCCTGCGCCACGGACATTTGGTCTGCTAGCACGGTGCTCCACGCTTCTGCGAAATTCGGGGAATCAGAAGCAAGGTACTTCACGAAATCCGATATGTGCTTTGCTATCTTCTGGGGGTCTCCTTCTGCAAAGTAGTAGGTGCCTTCAGTGGTATGGACCAAGTAAGCAGCGGTTTTTACGCCTGCTGTATTCCGCAAGCGTTCGCGGATTTCGTTGATTATTTTTTCGGACATAGCGGGCTTTCTACGGTGATGTGACGATGACGAAGCTCTGCGTCGAGTTCTTCTAACTGCCTGCGATACTCTTCAGAATCAGAACTGCCGGAGAGCCTTGCGGAGGCAAAGCGTTTGAAGACCCCGGCGCGAACCGCGACGAGGGCTGGAGTTGATGCATTAGATACATTAAAGGTTCTTGGCCGCATTGCGCTCCTTTCTTCTTCGGGTTTGCTCGAGCTCTAAGTATCGAAGGATCAATACAGAAACTCGAATCTTTCCATCAGTGAGGCGTACTTCGGCCACTCGGCGACGAGAAACATCTATTGCACGTCGTAGCTCATCGTCGGATAGGTCTTCAATGTCGACGAATCCTCTGTCGTTTACTCTCCAAGCAAGACGTTCACCGGGACGCGTTAAGCTGCTCATTTGCCGTGTCCAGAATCACTTTGGCCGAGCGCATTTCAGCCAGAGCTTGGTAGTAGTTTTCAGAGGCTTCACGAACAGCCCGTTTGAGCTGGAGAGCGTGTTCTTTCTCTTCAGCCTCATCCTTGGCTGAAATTTCAGCGAGGATACGGCTGTGCTTTTCCCCTTCGCGTTCGGCGATTTCGCTCGGAGAAGGGAGGGCGAACCACTCGTTCCAAAGCTTTTTGATGTCCATCTTCAAATACCTTTCAAGTTACGTAGTTTGCATTCATCTTCCAGCTTTTTGAGCTCATTCAGGTATGCGGATGGAGCCCCCGTTTGGAGCTTTATGTGGGTGCAATACCTCAATGTGTTCGCATAAGCCTCTTCAAGATCCTTGTCGGAGAGCTTGTGAGGGTTCGTGAAGTCTTCCATGAAAAATGGAGTCCACGTGACGAGAAGATTGTTCATTTTGGTCAAACGCAAAGTTCAATTTAGCGCTGTATGCTCTCAACAGCTTTTTCGAAGGCATCTAGCTGATCAGCAGCGCGACGAAGAATTGAGGCGGTGATGGTCAAGTTCAGCGTGTCCATCAAATTCGCTTCGTTACGCAATTCTTGAGATAGCGTTAGATTTGCTTTGCTTTTCAGCCGGCTTCTGTTCAAGGCGCGTGCTTCTTCTTCAGTAGTGTGCGCCAGCTCGTTGCGTAATTGGTCCAATGTTCTTTCAAGGTTTGGCATAGCGCCTCCTTAAAGCTCGCAGCTTAAGCACTCGACATCGTCGCCCATATCGCACATGCAGCACTTCTCTGCGTGGCAGAAAGGGCATTCGGACAGCCCTTGTGGAGCATTGGGCTTGTTCTCTTTCCTGTCCTGCGCTGTGGCTCCACAGCTGGGGCACTCATCATCAGTTTCGCGATAGTTCATGGGTGTCTTTCAATAAAGCTTTCGCCCGGTCAAACGCAAGCTGAAACTCAGCGCTGCTACCTGAGATGCGCATGACTTCAATGGCGTTTTCAAGAGCGTTTATTCGGTCGGCAGCGCGGCGTAAGAGCGTCTCGTTATAACGCGCCACATTGCGTAGTTCTTGGGCCAAAGTTAAGGACATTTCATTTCTCCTGTTTCACCATCAGCGCGTTGGCGAGCTCGTCAGCACAGTACTTGTAGACTTCTGCCAAGTCCCCCATGTACTTGACCGCCAACGGTGCGCCCTTTTTTGAGTCAAAGATGGCAGCCAGCTCCGAGTGCTCGCGTGCCATCAATTCAAACCGTTGGTGCAGTTTCTGAATCTGCTCGTTCAAGCGTGCCCGCTCCTCGCGGCGCGCCTCTACGCCACAGCGGGCTAAGCGTTCGAGCAGCTCTGCGCGTTCTGTCTGCCACGCGCGGCGTTGTTCGTCGAGCTTGTCCATCACGAGAACATGCGCTGAAGAAACTCTTTCACGCTCATGTAATTCGGCCGCTTGACTTGGATCTTCTCGCCAGCGGCAAAGCGGGCAAAGGCTTCGAGTTGCCCGGTGTGCCGGTCAGGCCGGTCGAAAGGGTGCTTGAGAGAAGTGCTCAGTTCGACGACATCGCGGCGCTGCACACGGTAGCAAATCGTGTAGTCGTTGACGGTCAGGAAGTGAACGCCGCGTTCTTGCTTGGCGTAGATCAGCTGGATCTTCTCGACGCTGCGGATTTCGCGCTTCATTTGGGCTTCAAAGGCTTTGGGATGCATGATTTAGATCATTCCGTTAGAGATTTCAGATTGGGCTTGGGCGAGCCATGCCGGGTCGTATTTCCAAACAACCTCAATGCCGCGTACTGAGCGGCCATGCTTCCATACCGGCTTGAGGTGCAGCCGGTGATGTTTCAGAGTACTGGTCAACTTGTTTGGCGAGGTTGGCATGTTGCCCACTGTGTACTCAAAAATTGTGTAGAGCTCATCACGCGTCAATCGATCATTCGCTGCAATGTTGGTGACGATGTCTACGATCAGATCGCGAAACCCTTGGGCCTTGGTCTGAAGTAGCGCATTGCCAGCACTGATGCCCTTTTGGCTTGGCAAGTGGTCCCAAAGTGTTTGGAGATCTCCAGCAAGTAGGGCATCACTGATTGTGTCGATGGCAGTACGGCTGATGTCGATCAACGTAGAACGCGATTGAGAGATCAGTGGAGTGCGCGCACGGTCAGCGTCCGCCGGGTAGTGCATCAAAAAAGCATAGAAATCAGGAAGCTCAGTCTCAATGGCGTCGATCTCGGCGTTCGTGATCTGCAGCTTGTTCTCTTGGTAGATCCCTACGTTGAACCGCCGGTCGTCGGGCGCAATCTCTACGCTCGAAGGTTTGTTCGACGCAAAGATCATGCTCGTGAAATTTGGCGCGAGGTATGCGGGTCGGTACATATTGCGGATGCTGATCACAGGCTCGACGATGAGGTTCTTGAGCTTAGCGGTGACCTTCGTGTGGTACAGGCTTTTGCCCGACTCGATCTCGTCGATGAACACGATGAACTTGTTCTCCATGAACTCAGTGAACTGAGACTCCAACTCCTCCATCCGCTTGGCAGCTACGTTCTCATGCCCAAAGAGCGGAGTGAGGATGTTGTGCATCAACAGCCCTTTACCCGTGCCTTGGGTGCCGTGCAGGACCCACGCAGTGCCTGCTCTGGTCTTGTACTGCACGATAACGGCAAGCCAGTTGTAAAACTGGTCGAGCGTCGCTCCAGTCGGGTCGTTGCCGAGTACATGGTCGATGATCTTGTTGATGATTGGGGGAGGAGCTGTAACCTTAGGAGGGTTGAGGTCCTTCATCAGCTCGCTTGGGTTGTAGATGTTCACCGTCTGCGCCTGCCTGTCGATCACATTCGGGTTGTTTGGCTCGAAGGCTCTACGCCAGTCAGGAATCGAGTCACCAAGCGGCATCTTGTGGTTCTTCATGAAATGCCGCAACTGGGTTTCTGACTTGGCAGGGTACAGCTCTAACTTGTCGGCGACGGTGTCGTAGATGCCATTCCAGTACACCCCAGAAGTGAACTCACGAAATGCAAGGTAGATGTTGCCGTGGAGATCAGGAGCACCTGAAGCTGCTTGCTGAGTGAGCTTGGCCCAATAGCTGGGAAGCAGCTCTTGCGTACGGTAGATCGGCTCTCCCTTGAAGTTATGGATGAACTCAGGCGCATCTACGGGGTGGAAGTAGGCCCACGAATCCCCGCCGTTCAGGTTGAAGTAGACGAAGCCGCGTTCTTCCTTCATCTCAGTGATCGTAGCTTGGTTCGGGTTGGCCATGTATTCGATGGTGCCATCGAACTTGTACTTGGCAGACTTCATCTTTGGCAACCCAGCTGCTAGGCGTAGCTCGGTCACTTTTGCTTGTGTACGGTCACGCAGAGCATCTTGAAGGGTCAGTTGGAACGAAAGGGACAGCTTCTTCTTGTTCCGTTGTTCGAAGGTGATACGAGGAGTTTTCTTGAACGGGTCAGTTACTCCTTTGCCGAGTATCGGAGGAGCGATGTACAACAGCTTGTCGTTTTGGCACGTGGTGATGTCGAGTGGCCACCGCAAAGAGTTGCCTGTCTTGGTAAGTTGAAGCTGGCTGGACAGGATCGCACGGGTCAGGTTGAGATCCGTCAACCAATTCTTCAGCAGCTGGGGATGGACTGGCTTGTCGAGCTGCATGAAGATGTGGCAGCGGAAACCTTTCGAGTTCTCGATACCCATGGAGCTAGACCACTGCAGGATGTAGTCGGTGTCAGCACACCCGATGTCGGATAGGAAGTGGTCGACGGATTGGTAGCCTTCGATCCCATCGAGATCTAGACAAATCCATTCGGTCAACTGTTCAGGGTCTGTCGTTCCTTTGCGGGATTCCTGTACGAGATCACGTCCCAGTTCTCCTTTGACCATGCACGCGCCTTTTGTCGCGTAGGTCGGAAGGAGTTGGAAAAGATCGTGGAGATTGGTACAGGTTTCTCGGTACGAGGTGACTTCGTAGACGAAGGGGTAAGGGAACTTGGCGTTGACTTCGTAGCGCTTCGCGATGGGTTTGTCAGCAGACAGGAAGTAGATGTTCATGGATGAAGGAAAGATTTGCAGAGGGCATCATTGACCGGGGGGAAAGGGCCAGATGGTTGCACAAGCAGATCGCGGTAGTCAATGTGCATCGCAGTGGCTAAGGCGAACAGCACGGAGAGCTTGGGGGCATGGCCCAGTTCGATCTTTGCCACGGTCGCTGGGCACACATTTGCCTCGTAAGCGAGGTCCCTTTGGGATAGGTTCAAAGCCTTTCGAACCTTACGAAATACGTCGATCCTTACGAAATTTTCTTGAGTTGTCACGAATAGCTCCCAAAATGGTATAAAAGTAGTGCGCTCTACAAATGCAGTCTTTGTGCTTATTTTTTAGGCAAATGCAGAGTCAAGATCGTAAGGATCGAAAAATCGTAAGGATTTCGTAATGCGCTAAGTTGTTGTTTTACTTCTTAGATCTTCAATTCCTTACACTCTTACATTCTTACGAAACAAACTAAAAGTTTTAGAAAAATAGTATAGGTACTATACATACGTATAGCTTAATTTTTATTCCCATAAGAAGTTACTAAAGGGCCGTAGGATCGTAAGACCGTAAGGAAGGGTCTACGACCCACGACCCATGAAGGCCCGGCGGCGAGGTTGAAAGGAGCAAGGGGCTTAGCCCCTTGCTCCTTTCAACCGAAGCCGCCGAGTGGTTACAGCGTCTGCAGTGTGATGCCGCTATCGAGCGCTTCACGCAGCGTATCTGCGTGGCGACGTTCGAAGTCCATAACCCATTTCGTGAGTATTCCTGCGCTCGCCGTCAGCAGCGGGATGTCCCCCATCTCCGAAATCTTTTTTGTCCGGAGAATTCGGACGAGCGCTGCGTCGACGGATTTCCGCAGGCCTTGCGTGACGCGCACTGCAAGTTGATGGGTTTGAATGACGCTAAGCGTCGGCAAGCCGGGCGCGTTGTCGTTCTCGCTTTCGAGCGCTGCATGAAGCGACTTGAGCGTGGGCGCGATTTCTTTCAGCTTCTCGCGATCCTGTCGATCTTGCAGTTCTGCCAGTTTCCTGATCGAAGCTTCGTCGGCTTTGACCACTGCCGCCAGCTGCTTCAGCAGTTCAGCGTCCAGTGTTTGGGATTTCTCGGTCATGAACGTGAGCATCGCGTCAAACCCGAGGGGTTCATCCCACATCGAGCTTGATCGGGTGCTGATCAAGTCCGCAGCCCACTTGTAGGTTTTGAAATAGCCTTCGGCCAGCCGCATGGGTGGGATGTTTTGCTCGAACCCCATGGCCCCCGCAAGCTCCTCTGTGGAACGAGAGTTTTCGTCCTCCGAATTCCGCTGGTCGATGGACGGGGTGTCCGCCTCGGTATCTCGGATTTTGCGCTCTTCACCGCGCACGTGGGAGCGAAGCGCCCCAATTTCGCGAGCAATCGCAAAGTTGGCCGCTGAGCGAGCGGCAGCGATTGCAGCGACGTTGTCGAAAGATTCGATGGTTGAGAACAAGCTATCCATGGTGATTAGTCCTTAGTTGAGATGAAAGTTGATTTGTTGCAGTAGTCACGAACCAGTAGAACCAGTTCGTCTTCAGTAAGCCCGCCAAACTCCAGCTGCTCTTCGAGAAACTCGAGGAACTGTTCAGGAGATTGGGCGGGGTCAAGCACGGCCTCGAGGGCCGCTTCCTCCAGTGGAACGTAGCGCACGCAGTTCCTCCTTGGTAAGCCGGAGCTTCCAAATCTGCCCCGGGACATAGGTGCCGTTGGTGATGTAGCCAAAGGCAAAACGGCATACAGCTGAGAAGCCGGATGTCATTAATCCAGCAACCGCAGCAGCCATTACGCCGCTGAAGGTTCCATAATGCATGGTGAACGCAACAGCGCTCACCGACAAATCCAATAGAAACGGTCTGCCGAGCATCCGTAGTGACACGGTTCTCGGCAACTTAATTCCGAGGGCTATGAGCCCAAGGAATATGATGACGCCGCTCTCAATGATCATTCTCGAGTACCTCGTCAAGTAGTTCGTGGACACGCTGTTCCCGCGTTGCGAGATGCTTGTAATCCTCCGTCACGGAGTCCACGCGTTCTTTGAACTCTGCGGCCACGAGCTTGAGGCCCGGGCCGTAGTGCTCAACGCACTGCTCAACAGCAGTGAGCAGGTTACGCAGCGGCTGCGGGTCAATGGCTGTTTGCGCAACCACTGAGTTCGCCGCATCGCGCAGCGTTTGGAACGCGATGTGCGAATGCGACGCCTGCAGCAATTCGGCATAGCCAATGAATTCATTGACCAATGCATGCGCATGGTCAACCTTACGTTGCACGACGAGCTTGGCCACGAAACTACGGATGTTTTTGAACATGGTGAACTCCAGTAAAGTATGTAGATGAACTGAGCGCGAAGTACCGAGGTACTTCGCGCGGAATTGGGTCAAGCAGTACGGGTACGGGTGCGAGCGCGAGCAACAGGCTTCGCAGGTTTCGCAACCGCTTTGCGCTTGCGCACCGGCGCAACCGGAGTTGCGCGCTCTTCGCGTACTGCGCTGACGCCAGCGGCGAACTCGACGCCCGCATGCTTGGTTACTGCGGCCGCAGTAGATGCGGTCTTGGCAGCCAAGCGCGCGGTGCCGACGCTGACGTCGGCGATCTTGAACACGGTGTTGGCGAGGAACGAACCGAAGACGAAAGATGCACTCATGATGAACTCCTGATTGGGTAACTGAGCAAGATCGCTCAAAGTACAAAGGGCATACGTGCGAAGCACGTAATCTCTAAGCGCGAAGTAGCAAAGGTTTTTGCTTTAGCGCTTAGTGACTGAGCAAGATTGCTCAAAGCACAAAGGGCATACGTGCGAAGCACGTGATTTTTAAGCGCAGAGCACTACTCTCCAAGGGTGGAGGTACAAGAGACTTCTTTTTGGCTCCGGAGAACCGAATCCGAAGTCCCCCCGCGCGAAGCGCAAGGGGGGAGGGAGATGCTGCTCACGGGCATAGTGCAAAATCTCTTAGTTTCTTAGCTCGTAGTTTCTCGGCTCGTAGTTTCTTAGCCCTTAATCCCCCGGCTCGTAGTTTCCCGGCCCAGAAAACCAAAACCGAAGCACCCCCCGCCCTCTTCAAAGCCCTTGCCCCAAAAAATTTCGCTAAAATTTTTCTATGGCCACGAAAAAAAGTTACCGCTCCAACGTAATGCAGGCCCCAGAGAATCTGGAGGACCCTCGCTTGCGTCGAAAAGACGGAAGAAGCAACCCGAACGCCGTTCTAACGGAGGCGCAGCGACTTTTCGTCGTAAATTACGTGGACCATGGCATGACGCAGACCGCTGCGGCCCGCGCAGCAGGCTCAACCGCAAAAAATCCGGGGGCAATAGCCTGCGAATGGATGAGCCTGCCCAAAGTGCAGGCCGCCATCTCCAGAAGGCGCGCGGAGTATGCCGTTGCGTCCCAAGTGACGAAGAAACAGGTCATCGACGGCTTTTTGGAAGCCATTGCGATGGGGAAATTGAAGTCCGATTCCCTCGCGATGATCGCAGGGTGGCGGGAAGTGGGCAAAATGTGCGGGTTCTATGAGCCGACTCGGGCGAAGATCGAAGTTTCCGTGCAGGGTCAGATGGTGATCCAGCGCATGAACGAGATGAGCGACGAAGAGCTCCTTAACGTGATCGAAGGAGATGTACGTGTCATCGAAGAAGGTATTGGCGGAGAGAATACTGGCACGCCGCCGCTTATTGCACTTCACGAAGATGACCCACCCGAGGTACTCAGCGGGCTGGGTGCATGACGACATCTGCAGGCGGCTTGAGCGGTTTAGCCGCGACGTGGCTGAGGGCAAGTCCCCACGGCTCATGCTGCTGATGCCCCCGCGACACGGTAAATCCGAGCTGGCCTCCATCCGTTTCCCTGCATGGCACCTTGGGCACTACCCGCACCATGAGTTGATCAATGTGGGGTACAACTTGGACCTCCCGATGGGGTTCAGCCGCAAGGTGCGCGAGGTTTTCCGCGAGGCCATGTACCGCGCGGTGTTCCCCGACGCCCTGCTCGACCCAGATTCCCAGTCGGTGGAGAAGTGGAACACTACTGCTGGTGGCGGGTTCACCGCCGCCGGCCGTGGCGGCGGTATTACCGGGAAAGGCGCACACATTCTGATCATCGACGACCCGATCAAGGATCAGGAGGAGGCGGATTCGGTTCTGGTGCGCGACAAGCTGTGGGATTGGTACCAGTCCACGGCGTACACCCGGCTTGCCCCCGGTGGCGGGGTGCTGGTGATTCAAACGTGGTGGAACGACGACGACCTAGCCGGCCGACTGCAGCAGGCCATGGCCATGGCCACGGATACAGCCGAAGGGGTCGATGTCTTCGAGATCATCAAGTACCCCGCGCTGAGTAGCTCGTGGGAGTACCGGGACGACGCTGACCCGGAGGTTCCCGGGCCCATTCTCCGTACAGACGACGAGATTGACACTAAGAACCCGCCGCTGGGGGTGAGCCGGCACCTCACGCTGCTGCGCCCTAAGGACTTTTGCCTCCATGAGGACAGGTACCCGACCGAAGCGCTCAAGCGCATACGCGCCAACCTTCAGCCCCGCATCTGGTCCGCGCTGTACCAGCAGAACCCAGTCCCCGACGAGGGCATGTACTTCAAGAAAGAGTTTTTCAGGTACCAGCGCCAGCTGCCGCCCTTTGAAGGGCTCCGGCTCTACACCGCGTGGGACTTCGCCATTGGCGAGAAGCAGCAGAACGACTGGACGGTTGGGGCTACGCTCTTGCAGGACGAGCTGGACCAGCTGCACGTCGTCGAAGTGTTCCGCATGAAGGGCGACAGCTTCCAGATTGTCGAGGCTATTCTCGACGTGGCCACGCGCTGGGGTGGGCTGCCACAGACGGGGTATCTGCTCGGCGCGGAGGACGGCCAGATTTGGCGGGCCATCGAACCGCTGCTGAAGAAACGCATGGCCGAGCGCCGGCAGTACATACCGTACGAGGTGCTGCGCCCCCTGACCGACAAGCTGGCACGCGCCCGCCCGCTGCAGGGGCGCATGCAGCAGGGGCGGATAATCTTTCCCGAAGAAGCGGCGTGGCGTAGTCAGGCGGAACAGGAGCTGTTACGCTTCCCCGCCGGGGCCCATGACGACGTAGTTGATGCCTTGGCGTGGGCGGTGCACCTCTGCATGGGTAAGGAGCCGCCTAGAATACAGCCTTCGGCCCCAGCACTTCGGAGCTGGCGCGACAAGCTCGATAGCTTCGCCTCAAGCGCCGCCGCGCTGAGGGAGTGCGGCCACATGGCGGCGTGACAGGTAACGGAGGGATTTAATATGGCAGCCTCACAGCTACAAGCAGAACTCGCAGTGCGCGGGCTCCACATGGGCACGCTGGCCCACTTAGAGCACTTCAAGACGGACAGTTACTCGGCGCACAAGGCGCTTGAGAAGCTGTACAACCACCTGCCTGATGCTGTTGATAGCTTCGTCGAGCAGTGGCAAGGGCTTAATGGCCGCATTACCTCCTACCCGACGTGGGCCCCAGTGCCCCGCTCCTGCGCGCGTATGTGTGAGGACTTCGTCGCGTGGATCGACGAGAACGCCGACGACCTTACTGCGGATGACATCTCTCTGGAGAACGCACTCGCCGAGATTCGCACGGTGGTGCTGCGCGCCATGTACCGGCTGAACGAGTTGAAATGATAGGAGAACACCATGCCGGTCAACACCACCCTAGCCACGCAAGTTTGGAACCGCTACACGTGGTTGCGGGACAACGGCCATCTGGACTACGTCAAAAAAGCCGCTAAGTGCGAGGACTTTTTTGCTGGGCTGCAGTGGGACAGTAGCGATCTGGCCCTGCTCAAGGCCCAACGCCGCCCCGCGCTGACGATCAACAAGATCATCAGCACGATTTCCAACGTGTTGGGCGAGCAGATATTCAACAGAACGGATATCGCCTTCAAGCCACGCAACGAAGGGGCTACGTCCGACGTCGCCGATGCGTTGACCAAGGTGTTCATGCAGGTTGCGGACAACAACCAGCTCAACTGGGTCCGCTCGGACGTATTCACCGACGGGATTGTCACTTCCCGTGGGTTTTTCGACGTGCGGCTCGATTTCACAGACTCTTTGCGCGGGGAAGTGCGCATCGAGCAGCTGAACCCGAAGAACGTGCTCGTTGATTCCGACGCGGACGAGTATGACCCCGACAAATGGAACGACGTGCTCGTTACGAAGTGGATGAGCCCCGACCAGATCGAGCTGTTGTATGGGAAAGAGGACGCGGAGCTTCTCCGTACCCGCACGGACTCGTATTTCCCCTACGGGTACGACTCCATCGACGCCAATCGCGACCGTTTCGGCTCGCAGAGGGCCATCGGCTGGCCTCTCAATACGGTGACGCAGGAGGAGTACAACAACGTCCGAAATGTCCGCGTGATCGAGCGCCAGTGGAAGAAACTGGACAAGGTGCTCCATTTCGTCGACATCGAGACGGGGGACACGCGCGTTGTGCCCCACGACTGGGGCCAAGACCGGATTTCCGCCCATTTGCAGAGCCAACCGAACCTGACGGTGACAAAAAAGCTGATCCAGCGCATCCGTTGGACCGTCATCGCGGACAACATCGTGCTGCACGACGACTGGTCGCCCTACAAGCACTTCACGATTGTGCCCTACTTCCCGTATTTTCGCCGGGGCAGAACCGTTGGGCTGGTGGAAAACCTTATTGGGCCGCAGGAGCTGCTTAACAAAGTTAGCTCGCAAGAGCTCCACGTAGTGAACACCTCCGCCAACTCTGGGTGGAAGGTGAAGCGCAACGCCCTGCAGAACATGTCTACATCCGAGCTGGAGCAGCGCGGCGCGCAGTCCGGCATCGTGCTCGAGCTGGATGAGATCGCCAACGTCGAGAAAATCCAGCCGAACCAGACCCCGACGGGGCTGGACCGCGTCAGTTACAAGGCGGAAGAGCACATCAAGTCAATCTCCGGCGTGTCGGACTACATGCAGGGGTTTGCGCGCGAAGATGTAGCGGCCAAGTCCGTCAATGCCAACAAGCAGAGCGGGCAGGCCAATCTGGCCAAGGTCATGGACAACATGAACCGGTCAGACTTCATCCTCGCCCGCGCGGTTCTTGACCTCGTTCAGGAGTACTACACCGAGCAGCGCTTGGTCTACATCACCACAGACCGGTTGCAGAACACCACCGAGCAGATGATGGTGAACCAGCCTACTCCGGAGGGGACGATTGCCAACGACCTCACGCTGGGGGAGTACGCCGTTGTTGTGACGAACCAGCCGGAGCGTGACACCTTCGAGGACTCTCAGTTCGACCAAGCTGTGCGCCTCCGCACTGATGCCGGGGTACAGATCCCCGACAAGTTCATTCTGCAGGCCAGCCGCCTCAAGGACAAGGCCGAGATCATCTCCGCGATGGAGGGAGATCAAAGCAGCCCCGAGGCGCAGGCGCAGGCCCAGCTCAAAATGCGCGCGAGTGAGGCCGAGGTGGCTAAACTGGAGGCCGAAGCCGCGCAGAAGCAGGCGGACTCCCAGCTCAAGCAGGCGAAGACCCAGAAGGAGATTTCTGCCATCGGAGAAGGCCAAGACCTCGGGCAGAACGAGGTGAGCCTCGAGCAGCAGAAGATGGACCAAGAGTTTCAGCTCAAGCAGGAGCAGATGGAGCGCGAGTTCGCGCTTAAGCGCGAGCAGCTGCAGATGGAGATGGCCCTCAAGCGCGAGCAGGCCACTGCGGAGCTGGCCATCAAGGCTTCTGTCGCTAAGGAACAAGCCAAAGCAGCCCGAGTGGCTGCGGTACACAACGCACAGCCCCCGGGGGAGGCGTCCCCCACCTCACCAAAGCCGGGTGCCCCGGCTGGACTTAAATAGGAGCAGCAACCATGCGCTTTTCTCGACAACAACTGATTTCCCGAGGCTACTGGGCCCCCGCAGACGACGGCGCTGATGCCGGAGCCGGGGCCGGCGGCGCGGCGGCGGCAGCAGCAGAAGCGGCTGACACGCCTCCCGTCGACCGTGGCGACAATGTAACCTCCCCGCTGGACACCGCCGGCAAGGGCGACAAGCTCGACCCCGACGGGAAGCCAGAGCCGGCGAAGGACGAGGGCGTCGAAACGGACGAAGAAAAAGCCGAACGCGAGCGCCTTGAGGCTGAGGCTGAAAAGAAGAAGCGCATCCGCATCCCGAAAGAGCGCTTTGACGAGGCCATCGGCAAGGCCAAGCAGCGCGAGCAGGCCCTGCTTGAAGAAATCGAGAAGCTGAAGGGTGGCCAGCAGGCCTCCGCAGCGGCCAAGGCGGTCAAGGACATGCGCAGCGAGATCGAGAAGCTGCAGGACAAGTACGAAGACCTGATCCTTGACGGCAAGAAGGACGAGGCCCGCAACGTGCGCCGGCAGGTGGATGCCATGCGCGAAGAGCTAACCGAGTATCAGACCAGCACCAAGTCCGAGGCAGCTCGTCTGGCGGCTATCGAGGACATGACCTACAACGCCCAGCTGGCTGGGTATGAGGCCAAGTACCCCGCGCTGAATCCTGAGCACGAGGGGTTCGACGAAGCCAAAACCGACGAAGTGGCCACGTTGCTCAATGCTTTCGTGAAGGCCGGTCAGAAGCGCTCCGAAGCACTGGCGCGCGCTGTGAAGTACGCGCTCGGCGCACCGCACGCTGCGCCGACCAAGGACGTCGTCGACCAACGCGCGGCTGAGGCCCGCAAGCGCGCGGCTGAGGCCAACAAGCAGCAGCCCCCCGACGGCAAGAGCGTCGGGCTGGACTCCGACAAAGCTGGTGGTTCCAAAGGCGGCGACGTTGACATCATGCGGCTGTCGCAGGACAAATTTGCCAAGCTGGACGAGGAGATGAAGGCCAAATTGCGCGGGGATATCATCTAACATACCCCCCTGCCGCTCACTAGCCCGATGTCGAAGGAACTCCGATGCCCTTGCCCGCAAACTGGTCCACAGTTCATGTGTACTGTACGTACGTTGGGCTCGATGGGTCACCGCTAGACGGGACTGTTCGTTTTCAGTCCCCGTTTCCGGTGTCCATCGCCGGGGAATTGATAGTTCCCCGCACGATTGCTGCGCCAGTCGTTGCGGGGCAGCTCAGTGTTGAGCTGCCGACTACTAACGACCCAGACCTGACTTCCACCGGGTGGGCGTACCGGGTTACTGAGGACATTGAGGGCAGGCCCGCGCGCGGCACTTTTCTGCTCCAAGTGCCTTTTCAGGGGAGTTCGATCAATCTGGCCACGGCCACGCCCAGCCCGCCTGACAACCCTATCGATGGGAGCGCAGCAGTCGGTCCTGCGGGCCCGCCCGGCCCTGTAGGTCCCGAGGGCCCGCCCGGCCCTGTAGGTCCCGAGGGGCCCATTGGAGGGTCGGGCAGCTTTCTGCAGATTTCGATGCGCCTCGCGGAGTTTTCGGATGATGCTTCACGCGCAACAGCCCGCGCCAATTTGGGCCTTGCTACCATAGACGGCGGTACGTTCACCACCGCTATCCCCTAGCCTTAGTTCCCCTCTGTCCTTGTAAAGGAGTTTCACCATGGCCTCACGTATCCAACTCAAACGCGGTCTGCACGCAGGCCTCCCCAGCACCGGGCTGCTCGCCGGCGAGCCGCTGGTCACTACCGACCGGGGTAACCTGCACGTCGCCACCAGCGCCACCACCCGGCTGCCTGTCACCCCGGCCATCGACGCGCTCTCGGCTATGTCCGCCGTGGACGGCGCAGCCGACTTGCTGATCGTCCACGACGCCAGCGAAGCCGCAGCGCAGAAAGAAAAGCGCATCACCTTCGACGCTTTCAAGGCGGCGCTCAACATCCCTGCCACCTCCACCGACGAGAAAGTCGCCATTGTCTCCGGTGGCGTGGCGGGCTACATCTGGGGCACCGACGGCACCGACGGAGTGCTGCGCATGGGGCCGAGCATGGCATGGGCCAAAGATGCGGGCAACGGCTTCGTCACCTTCGACGTGTCTGTGGTGGACGGCGGCACGTTCTAAGGCGCGCTCATGGCTTCGATCCGCATCAAACGCAGTACTACGGCTGGCGTGGTACCAACCACGCTGCAGCCGGGGGAACTCGCGGCCAACACGGCCGACCGCCGGCTGTGGGTAGGGGACGGGGCGCAAACTCCGGTGGAGCTTGCTGCCAAACCCCCCTCTGTGCTGCGCGCTGTGCTCGACGGTTACGCCCTGCACGCTTGGAACAACCCAAGGCTGTGGGCGACCTACGCGGGCGCACTCAGCATCACGGTGGGCGCATCGGGCGCGGGGCAGCCTTCTGGCTTCACCCGCAGCTACGTCTTCGGCGCAGCGGGCGCACCGTTTTATGCTGGGGGAGGCAACCCGGTCACTGTGGGCGGGGCGACCTCGTTCCCGGTGGTCACGCCCAGCGGCAGCACAAAGGTCGGGCGACACTGGCGCGTCACCACCCTGCTCGACGGCACGAACATCGCCTTTCACCTCGACAGTGACGCCACGGCGGACGGGGGCTACCGTTTTTTGGTCGATGGCCGCTATGTCAGCATGACGGGAACCGTCAGCGGCTCCGGCGCGGATCGCTGGTACGTCCTGCAGTTTGGGTCGCGCAGCAAGCGCGTGATCACGGTCGAGGGGTATGGCGCGCTGCGCTTCTGGGGCGCGGCTTGCCCGGACTCGGACACGATGCTGACGACGTTTCCGCAATCCAGCCAGCGCATCATTATCTTGGGCGACAGCGATCTGGAGGCCTATGGCGTTACCCTAAAGGGGGACGCCCCCGCCGCCGTGTTGTCAGACTTCTTAGGGATACAAGATGTATGGGGGCAGGGGGTGTATGGCACCGGGTTTCTGGCCTCGAACTACGGCAACAGCTACCCCTACAGCTACCGCAGGGCCGATTGGACGGGCGCGTCACCCGATCTATTGGTGTTCGCGCACAGTATCAACGATCTGCGCGAAGGGTACAGTGTCACCCAGATCGCTGCTGCCGTGGTGGCTGAAATACAGGCCGCGCGTGCCGCGCTCGGGCCGGGTGTCCCCCTCCTGATAACGGGGTATTTCGCCAATCTTGAAGTCGCAGAAGCGCAGCAGGCCGGAGCAACCGCCGCGCTGGCGGCAAGCGAGAACGCCGCGTATGACGCCGTCGCTGCTTTGGACGATCCGCTAGTCAGCTATTCACGCGCCGTGAGCGCCGGCGTGCCTATGCCCGTTGTCGGTTTGCCCGGTCAGGGGAACTTCGACCTATACATCAACAGCTCGACCGGCCACGCCACGCCAGCCGGGTATGTGGCGGGAGGGCTGCTTAATTCTTCTGGAACGGCCCAAGCCTGCGCGGCCCTGCTGGGTGTGAGAGCGCCGCTGCCGATGCCCTCGCTGTCAGGCAGCTAAACCCGCCCCTTTACCGGGGCACTAACCTAGGAGGTGAAGATGTTTAAGGACCAAGTTGCGCGTGTGGCGCACGAAGTGAACCGAGCCTACTGCGAGTCCCAAGGGGATTTTTCCCAAGGCCCTTGGGAGGAGGCCCCCAGCTGGGTTGTCGACAGCGCAATGGCCGGGGTGTCCCTACACTGGGACAAGGATGTTGGGCCGGAAGCCAGCCACGAGGCTTGGGAATCCCACAAGCGCGCGGAGGGTTGGGAATACGGCCCGGAGAAAGACCCCGCGCACAAGAAGCACCCCTGTCTCGTCCCGTTTTCGCAGTTGCCGAAAGAACAGCAAGCGAAGGATTTTCTGTTCCGCGCGGTGGTGCATGCGCTTCGTCCGCCAAAGCCCGCTGCGCAGAAAGTCGAAGCCCGAGGGTTTGATGCCCACAAAGGAATGGGGGAACGCAAATGAACCATGCAACCGAATTTGTGCTGTGGCTCAACGGCGCTTCTGACGTTATCGCGGACACACCGACCAAAGACCAGTGGGCGGTGATCCGCGAGAGGCTGGAGTCGACCGTTGGGCGTCTGGCAGCAGAGCGCCTTTCTCCCAGCCCGATTAATATTCGCGCGCCGGGGGTAGGCGTTGCAGGCATCGCGAGCTTTGGGGCCGGCGACTCGCCGATGTACGCTGCCTCTACCGCCCAAAGCATGATGAGTGCTTGAGCGCAAGTTGCCTTGATCTTGGGGAGGGTGCATATTGCCCCTCCCATTTTTTCGCGTATACTCTGCGCATTCGAGTGTGACTACGACAGTGTCACGGAGCCCCGGCCTCCTAAAAAGTCGAACTAGCGCTGGCCCAGAGCGAATCTGAGCGATCAACAGTTTGACTTTTTGTTTTCAATCGCCTGTAGGAGGCCCAAGATGCTTACCAATTTTGCACTGCTCACCAACGAGCAAAAGACCGTCTGGTCGATGGATACGTGGCGCATGGCCCGGAACTATTCCTTCGTGAACAAGTTCCTCGGCAATGGCCCGAACGCCATGATCCAGCACATCACCGAACTGAAGAAGTCCGAAAAAGGCGCTCGTGCAGTTATCACGCTGCTGGCCGACCTCGAAGGCGACGGCGTCGCGGGTGACCGCACGCTGGAAGGCAACGAAGAGGCGATGAAGTCGTATGACCAAGTCATCCGCATCGACCAGCTTCGTCACGCCAACCGTCACGAAGGCCGCATGGCCAACCAGAAATCGGTTGTGGAGTTCCGCAACAACAGCCGCGACGTACTGGCCTACTGGCTGGCCGAGCGTATCGACCAGATGGCGTTCCTGACGCTGTCCGGTGTGAGCTACGCCATGCGCAACAACGGCGCTCCCCGCGTTGGTTCGGATTTCCCGTTCCTCGAGTTCGCCAACGACGTGTCTGCCCCCACCAGCATGCGCAAGACGCGTTGGAACGGCACCACCAAGTCGTTGGAAGTGAACGGCGCTACGTCTGCTGTGACCGCAACCGACACCCCTTCGTGGGAGCTGTTCGTGCAGCTGAAAGCCTTCGCGAAGGACCAGTTCCTGCGCGGCATCAAGGGCAATGGTGGCGATGAGGTGTTCCACGTCTTCTTGACCCCGCAGGCCATGGCCCGCCTGAAGCTGGACCCGACCTACATGCAGAACCTGCGCAACGCTCGTCAACGGTCGGAATCCAACCCGTTGTTTACCGGCGGTGACGCCGTGACCATCGACGGTATCGTGTTCCACGAGTACCGCAACGTGTACAACACGGCCGGTGCCGCTTCGGGCTCGAAGTGGGGTGCTGGCGGCACGGTGGACGGGTGCCAGATTCTGTTCTGCGGCGCTCAGGCGTTGGGCATGGCGGACATCGGAAACCCCGAGTGGATCGAGAAGGGCTTTGACTACGAGAACCAGCAAGGCATCTCGGTGGGCAAAATCCTCGGCTTCTTGAAGCCGAAGTTCAACTCGATCTACGCCGGCAACACCACGCAGGACTTCGGCGTGATTTCGGTTTACGCCGCGCAGTAAGGCGTACCCTCCGTCCCCTCATCGGAAATCAGGAGAACATCCATGACCAAGAAAATCGCCACTCGCGGCGGGCAATACCCGCTCGTTGCCGAGTTCACTTTCGACCCGGCGTCGGACACCATGCAGAACACCGCCGGTGCCGACGACTCCTTTGCCTCTGTTGGCTCGCACTCGTTCGACGTGATCAACCTGCCTGCCGGCGCGGTTGTGGTCAGCGGTGACGTGACCACCGAAGTGGCAGTCAGCGGTTCGGCCGCGTACAACGTGTCGGTTGGCGACGCCGCCAACCCGGCTCGCTATCTTGCGGCCACTGACCGCGTTGCCGCCGGTACCACCCCGCTGGTGCCGACAGGCTACCTCAGCACGGGCGGTCAAGTTCGCTTGACCGTGTCCCCGACCACCGCTGCTGCTACGGCTGGCCGGCTCACTGTGCGGGTCGGGTACGTCATCCGAAACCGCATGAACGAGGTTCAGACCCACTAATACCGGGTCCTGAATGGCGGGGGCTTCGGCCCCCGTTCTTCTATCTGCGTCTGTCGATCTTGAAGGAGAAAAGCCATGAGCGCAACCATGCTCGTTTTGAACCGCAACTACACCCTTACCACGACCAAAGGCCATTCCGTGGCCTTCGTAAAAGGGCAGCCCACCCACGTACCGCCCGCGATCTACAAAGAGGCTCTGGCCATCGGGGCCATGCCCCCGGACGGTGAAGAGCCTATGATCGAAGAGGATGTGCGCACGGACAATGCCCCGAGCGACCCCGCCGACCGCGCCGTGCTGATTCTTGCCGCAATCGAGAAGCTCGTGGCCGAAAACGCCCGCGACAACTTCACCGCTGCTGGGAGCCCCACCGTCGGCGCTGTTTCCGGGCTGGTCGGCTTCCGAGTGCAGGCCAAGGAAGTGGCGACGGTGTGGCAGCAGTACCACGAAAAAGTGGCCTCCGCAAACGACTGAAGACCGAAAACTGAGGTGTAAGCGATGACCCCCGCACAACTCCGTGATCTGTTCCGTAGTGACGTCCGCGACGAAGTCGCTCCGTACCTATGGTCTGACCCCGAGGTCTATAGCTACATGGACGACGCGCAGAAAATGCTCTGCCGTGAAAGCGGGGGTATCGCCGATTCCACCTCATCCATCTGCGTCGTCCCAGTGCGGGCGGGGGACACGTACCTCGTGTTCGACCCCCGCATCCTCAAGCTGCGCGATGTGCGCCGCATGTCTGACGGCCGCAACGTGCGGGTTCTCAACTTTGCTGATCTGGGGCACCCGAACACCGTGCCTGACGACTACGGGCAGTACGCGAACTTAGACATCGGCGGTGCGAAGTTCTCAACTGTCCCCGCCCCGATTACCGGGATCATCACCGGCATGGACGGCGACCAGTTCCGGTTGTCAGCCCCTGCTCTCGAAGACGATGAACTTCGCCTCATCGTGTACCGCCTGCCTATCTACGACGTCTCCGCGAACTCTACTGAACTCGAGGTAGATTCCTACCACCACCGCCATCTGCTGAGCTGGATGAAGCATCTGGCGCACGAGAAACAGGATGCAGAAACCTATGATCGCGGACGCTCTTCGGAATTTCGTAGCCAGTTTCTGGCGTATTGTGATCAGGTCAAGGCCGAACGCGAGCGGCGGGAACACAAGCACCGCACCGTCGTCTACGGCGGCATCTGAGATAGGACTCGAAATGGGGACGTTCCAGCTTGCGTGGGGGCAGAAAGTAAGCCCCGCATTCCGCGCCAAAGTGCTCGACGTATGTCGCGCGCTGGGCTGGACGGACGAGCACGCCTCGTGGCTTATGAGCTGCATGGCGTTTGAGTCCGGAGGAACCTTCAGCCCCAGCGTGAAGAACGCGGCCGGCAGCGGTGCCACCGGGCTGATTCAGTTCATGCCTGCTACGGCGCGCGGCATGGGCACATCTGTCGAAGCGCTCGCTGAAATGAGTGCGGTGGAGCAGCTGGACTACGTGCAACGGTACTTTGCCCCGTACGCAGCCCGCGTCCATACGCTATCGGACATGTACTTGGCGATCCTGTTGCCCAAGTACATCGGTAAGAGTGAAGACACAGCGCTGTTCGCCGGCGGCGTGATCTACAAGCAGAACGCGGGGCTGGATAGCGACCGCGACGGCGTGGTTACCAAGGCCGAAGCGGCCGGCAAAGTAGCGGCGAAATATGAAAAAGGAAGGTTGTTCGCCACAGAAGAGCCAAGCATCAAAGGCTAGGAGCCGTCATGGATAACTTTTCAAGCTGGCTCAATTCTTGGTGGGTAAAGACAATCCTGTACGCGACACTTGCGGCTTTCGGGGGGTTCTTGGGGCACATCATGAGATCTCTGGACGACGAAGATGGGGTTTCATACGGCCGTGCGGCCATCGAAGGTCTGGCCGCAGGGTTTGTAGGGCTGCTCGTCATGATGATGAGCAACGAAATGGGTTTTTCCGCGCAGTGGACGGGGGTCGTTGTTGGCGTTTCCGGCTGGCTGGGCGCAAACGCCTCGATACGCATGCTGGAAAAAACCGTGTTCAAGAAGCTCGGGCTGGACAAGCCCGACGCGCCCAGCGAAGGAGACAAAAATGATTGATTTTCTGGCGAAAGTCTCTTTTCTTGGCCGCGCCGTGTCCTTTGTAACGAGCAAGACGCGCCTCGTGCTTGAGTACACGCTGATTGGTTTGGTGATCTCCAGTACCGCGTTGGCTATCGCGCTGTGGTACCGCGCAAACGCTCTGGAGGAGAAAAACGCCGCGCTTGACCGAGCGATTGCCGCTGCCCAATCGGTCGACGCAGCGCAGACCGCTACGATTGCCGAGCTTCACAATCTGAGAGAGCGGGATGCAAAGGCTATATCAGGGCTAGTGGCCGATTACCGAGTGCTGGCAACTTCAAACGAAAACGCTAAGAGAAAGCTGGCGGAACTGGAGAAACGAAATGAAGCGGTTCGCGTTTATCTTGCTACTCCTATCCCTCCTGATCTTGCCTGCGTGCTCAACGACACCTGCGCCCCCAAAAGTGGTGGTGCAGCTCGAAAAAGCAGTGCCGCCAAGTAGCTTGCTGGAGATATGCGAGCCGCCCGCGCCCCGCATGCTGGTCACTACCCGCGACATCATTGAGGACCGACAAGACTGGATGACCCAGTTCTGGACATGCGCGAAAAGGAACGAACGGCTGAGGCAGTGGTACAGCCCGCAACAGAACGCGCAATAGCCCCAGCCGGAGGTGGGCGCTCGTGTCGGTTCGCTTCCCGACTAAAACACCGGCAGCCGAGGAGCGTTACGCTCCGCAACGCGGCCTCGGCACCTTATACTTACGCTTACGCTTACGCCCCCAGCTAGGAGATACACCATGGCAAACGCACTTTTCGACAAGGCCCGTCAGCGCTTTCTCGAAGGCCAGTTCAACTGGAACACTGACACGATCAAAGCCGTCCTTGTCGACACCGGCACGTACACGGTCAATCTGTCTGCGCACGAGTTTCTGTCCGACATCGGCACCGGCGCGCGGATCGCAACGTCCGGCGCGTTCACTGGCAAAGCCACTGTCGGCGGCGCTGCGGACGCCAACGACGTGACGTTCTCGTCCGTCACCGGGGCTTCAATCGAGGCCATCGTGCTCTACAAGGACACGGGCACTGACTCCACCTCGCCGCTGATCGCCTTTATCGACACGGCCACCGGCCTGCCGATCACGCCTAACGGCGGCGACATCATCGTCACGTGGGACAACGGTGCCAACAAGATTTTCAAGCTCTAAGCGGGGCTCGTTATGGGGCGCATCGTAGGGGTTGGGGCCATCTTCGGCATCGTTTCAGAGGACGGGGTTGCTAAGGTTGCATCCCCGGTGAATCTGTACGACCGTACTACAGGGAAGCTCGTCTCCCGGCAGCTTACCCGCCCGGATGGCGGGTTCGTGTTCAACGGGCTGAACGAGAATTCATCGGACTATCTGCTCACCGCTACCGATGAAGACGGCACGACCCCGAAGAACGCGCTGTCGCAAGACCGCGTGCAGCCTGTTCCGGGGTACTCAGGGGCTACGTTCTGGGGGAACTGGGCGAACCTTTCCCGAACCCTTGGCGCTGTTGGTGGATACGCAGGGGCCTTGGACGGGGCGGGGAGCGGCCAGCCTTTCGACTGCGGCACGCTCTACACCAATGCCTCGCCGCCCGTCTTCGGGCAACCTAGCATTACCCCCGGCGCGCCGAACATTTCTTCGTTCGACATGTCTGGGTCGGCCGTAGCATTCCCCGCGCAGACCGTCGCCTCCGTCACGCAGGGCTGGGGCTTCCCTGCCAAGATCAGTTTCGAGGTGGCCTTCGACCCGACCACATGCACCGGTAATGAGGTGTGGATGGGGGCAGTTTTTGAAGCCGATAACTCCGGCGTCGATTCCGGCAGCTACGTCTACTCAAACCCGGCTTTCTTTTTATACAGCCCCTCGACGAAGACCGTAACCCTGTATCGGTGGAACAGCGGCAACGACCCTTACCGGTTTTCCGGAGCCATTATCGCCGCAGGTGCAGTTGATCTTTCCGCTGCGACGGGCCCTGTGCATCTTATCGGCACGGTCGCGTACGGCTACCAAGCCAAGGTCTATCTGGACGGTGTCCTGCAGACCACCACAGACTTGTCAGGCACTCAGAGCACTTTTTACGGGGCCGACAGGGCGGCAGCAGGGGGGGAGTTCAAAGGGGTCTACGTTACCGCCAACGGGAACAACGGCCCGCTGGGGCCCAATGGGACTACTGGGCGCATCGGGGCGATGGCTGCGTACCAGAACAAAATCCTCTCCGACACGGAGGT